GGTCATGCCGGAGGGCCAGCGGGGCGAACCTCCTTGGCCTCACGCACCTTGCCCGCGCGCTCGATGAGTTCGTTGCCCATCGCCCGGGCCTGTTCCTCGGTGAGGTTTATCCAGTGGTCGCCCAGTCCGTCGCGATAGGCGAGGGCCACCTTGTCGGGGAAGTCCTTGGTCGAGGTACGCAGCGAGTTGCCCCAGCGGGCACGAGCCTGATACATGGCTTCTCTCCTTGCCGAATGTTCAGCGGGGACAGTTATGCCCCGACACCACGGTGGGGGGAAACCGTGATGCCGGGGCGGGTATGAAGGCCGCTGCTAGAAGGGCAGGTCGTCGGGCTCTTCGGGCCCGTCGGCAGCGCGCAGCGGGGACACCGTAGCACCGGGAGCGACCGGTGTCGCGGCGGGTGCCACGACGGGGGACACGGGCTTGCCCTTGACCTTGGGCAGCGGCGTGACCGCCGTGACCTTGGGGTAGCCGTCTTGGATGATGACGTTGACCATGGCCTTGCGCCCGACGAGGTTCTCGGGCGTCAGCCCGAGCCATGACTCGCGGTCGGGGCCGACCAGCGCCACGAGGTAGCCGAACAGGTTCGACTTCTCGGACGTGGGGTCGATGCCGGTGAGCGACTCGACGTCCTCTTCGGCCTCTTCCAGATACCACGTCCAGCGCGTGACATCGACGTCCTTACCGGCGTTGCGCCCCTGACGCGGGACGATGGTGTCGCGGCTGACCTCGCGGACGACGCCGGTGTAGTTGCCGGGCTGGACTTCGGTCATGGGTCGTGCTTCGAACAGCATGGGAACTCCTTGGGTAGTTGAGTGAGTGGGTAGACTGCGCAGGTCCGATAGGTACCTCCGAGAGGGGATGGGTCGTTGCCGAGAACTGTAGCACGCAAGCGCACACGGCGCACCTCGGAAGACCTCGCCGAGTTAGTACGCGACAAGACCCTCAAGGCCGTACAGGCCGGTCACCTTAAGCCCACTTTGCAACACGGGCTGATGGCCCAGCAGATGCTCGACAAGCGCGCCGAACGCGCCGCCGACCGCCAACTGGCGATACGGCTGGCGGCGATGATGACCGGAGCCCCACCCGCGTCGGTCATCCGCGACGTGACCCCGCAGCCCGACCTGCTGGAGGCTGGCGATGACGACGACGCGGACGCGTTCGACGCCGCCGACTTCGGCTGACGAGCAGGAGGTCGTTGCCAACGCGGTCGTCGAGACGGTCGCGGCGCAGGACATCCTGCAGCGCATCGCCAAGGGTCGCTGGAACATCGGCTACTTCGCGTCCGAGGTGCTGGGCATCGACCCGCACGCCGGGCAGGAGGCGATGTTCGACGCCGCCATCCTCAGACTCAGCGACGGCTATACCCCGGCGTTCCTGACCCAGTGCGTCAGTGCGGGCAACCGTGCGGGCAAGACGCTCGGACTGATGGTCATCGTGGCCCACCAGACGCTCTACAAGATGGGCCTGCCGCCACCCATACAGGGTGATGACGCGAGCGCGAAAGTGTGGTCGACCGCGCCGTACGACTGGTACCACTTCGGCATCAGCCAAGAGGTCTGCGAACTGCTCCACATGGAGTTGGTGCGCGTGCTCGTGGGCATCCACGAGGCGCAGAAGGGGCGTGGCTGTCCGCTGACCGAGGCGCTCGGGCAGGACGTCGCCGAGTGGGACAAGAAGGAGCGCGGCGAGTGGGCGTGGTTCAAGTGGTCGCATCTGCTGGGCGGGGCAGAAATCCACTTTCGAACCACGGGCGAGAAAGCTCTCAGCACCCTCGGTCGCGACATGAACGGGTGGTCGTGGGACGAACCCGCGTTCGACCCGAACATGCGCTTCATCTTCGACGAGGTGCTCAACCTGCGGCGGATGAGCACGGGCGGGCAGGCGTTCCTCATCGCCACCGCGACCGAGGGCTCGCAGGAGTACGAGGACCTCTGGCAGCGCGGCAACGAACTGGCCCCCGACCGCGAGCCCGACTACATCTCGCTGCGCATGTCGACCCGCGACAACATCGGCTACGGCATCACCCAAGACCGGTTCGACCGGATGCTGCGGACCATCCCACCGACGTTGGTGCCACAGAACATCGACGGCTACTTCATCGAGGCGCGCCAGACCTACTTCGCCAAGAGCAGCATCGAGGCCGCGTTCACGGGTGACCTGCCGGAGCGGGTTGGATGGAAGCCGGGTCGGCGTTACGCGATGGGGCTCGACCCTGCCATCACCTACGACAGCACGTGGTCGGTCGTGCTCGACATTACCGACCAAGGTCGCTGGGTCGGGGTGTCGGCGCAGAAGCGGACTGGCCGACAGACAGCCGAAAGCATCGTCGGGCTGGCTGCCGACCAGCACCACGAGTATGCGCAGGGCGGGATGTGCGTGTCGGGCGTCGATGCCACCGGGTTCGGCGGCAAGGTGTTCAAGTCGCTGCTCCAGTCGGCCCATGTGCCGATGACCCCGGTCGAGTTCGGTGGACGTACCGCAGTGAAGCGCAGACTCTTAGCCAACACCCGCACTGCCCTCGATACGGGACGGTTGTTGCTCCCACGCACGGGCATCTGGCTGCAACTGCGCAAACAACTCTTGGCGTACAAGCTCGACGACCGACGTCTGGACACCGATGCCGTGATGGCGCTCGTCATCGCGGTCAAGATGGCGACGCGCCAGATGTATGGGCCCACATCAGCGCTCCCGTTCGACTACTTCACCCCACCACCTTCGACGCACTTGCAACCACCCCCATCCGAAGGCGTAGACTCCGCGCCAGTACCACCGCCCGTCGATGACCGGGTCCTCCGTCTCGGGTCCCTGCATACGGCGACGGTCGTGCGGTTGAGGAGGTAGGGTGGCCCTCGCGGTACTTCCAGTCGCTCGGGCGTATGACCTCGCCAGTGCGCAGGAACAGATGTCGGAAGACGACCTCCACGTCTTCTCACGGATGAAGGGCCGCATCCTCCAGTCAGACCCCGAGATGACCCGCTTCCGCGCCCTCGCGGACCGCTGGGACAACCTCTACTACCCGGCGGGCTTCACCGCAGGCGGGGCATCGCACTGGGCCGACCATCCGAGCGCCAACGAGCCCGGTCGGGCGCACGTTTCGGTCAACGCCTACGGTCCGTACGTCGATATTCCCGCGTCACTGACCTCGGTACCGCCGGTCGAGAACTTCGTGGCCTCGGGCGAGGAGTCCGAGGAGGGTCAACAGAGCCGCGCGATGGCGGCGATGGCCGAACGCATCTTCACGACGTGGAAGGACACCATCGACTTCGAAGCGAAGGGCCATACGGCCTGCATCGTGAAGGGTCTGTACGGGCGAACCGCCGCGAAAGTGTGGTGGAACGACCAAGAGGACTACCCCGAGGTCCGCATCATCGAGAACCCGCGCAATCTGCGCCTCGGATACGCCTCATCGGACTACCAGAAGGTCAGTTGGGCCATCTACGAGTACCTCATCACGCCCGATGAGGCCGAAGAGACGTACGGATTGCGCTGTGAGGTCTACGAAGACAGCGCAACGGGCTATTCCTACCCGTATGTGGTGCCCGATGCGTCGATTATCAGCAGCAGGGACTGGTTAGCGGCCCCATCCGACCTCAAACTCAACGTCTACGACTACTGGTACCGGGCTCCAGCCGAGGGATACGAGCCAGAACTGGGCGAAGCGACCACGTTCGACACGTGGAACGCCATCTTCATCGGCAATGCCCTCGTCGTACGCAAGAAGCACCCCGAATATCAGGGCCGATTGCCCTATGTGCCCCTGTTCAACACGTTCATCCCGGGTATTCCCGATGGTCGCAGCGACCTGTACGACATCGAGCAACTCATCAGGGAGAAGGACGAGCGGATGAGCGAGGCGGCTCAGATGATGAGCCGTGCCATCAACGGCCAGTATTGGCAGTTGACCGGGCCCGAGGCGTCCGAGACACCCAACCCCAACCTGCGGCCCCTGCCGAACCAAGTGGTCTTCCCCGGTGGGGGCAACCGCATCGAGGCCATCACCCCGTGGATGCCTGCCTTCCAAGTCGAGCAGCACCTCGGGCGCATCGACCGGGAGTTGGCGGATGTCTCTGGGCTATCCGACCTCCTGCGCGGGCTGGCTCCCTCCGCAGTGCTGTCGTCCGGCAAGGCCATCAACGCGCTGGTCGCCAACTACGAGGCGCGTATCCGCATCAAGCGCGACCTGTACTACCAGTGGCGGCGCGAGATATGGGTCCTCGCGCGGATGCTGTGGGCCGAGAAGAACCGCGACATC